TTATGTTATGAACATCTATTAAGAGAATCACGAATGTTCCCGTACTTAATCAGACTACGGCTTTTTATTAAAATAAAACAAAACAATCTCTTTTAAAAACATCAAAAATAAAGATCTTACTTAGATTATAAACTAGAAATTTTAAAATACAAAAATAATAAAACACTCTTACGTAGAGAATAAACTAAAAACAATATACAAAAATATAAAATAAAATTCTGATGGCTCTTATTAAATTTTTGTCTGGATCACACCGACACTAATTTTCTTCTCAGGCGAACCCGAGGGAACGATAGTCTCATTTATGAGGCACTGCTTAGAAAAGATTTAATTTAATCTATGACGATAATTAAAATATTCTTCAAAGACGTTTAGTACTATATTGCACTTTATCGAGAAGATGCGCTAATCTATGCGTTAAGTTATTAAATAAAGAAAAGGCCTAAAAAACCCAGACTGAACTTTATAACAAAATTTGTTTTATACAAATTATATAGGTTATCTACGAGAATATACGTAGAAGTGTATTTTTAGCCGCAGGTTTTTTCGCACTTGATTGAAAAATCCTCGGGGTTTTGGGAATTCCTTAATACGCCCGTAATGAAAGAAAGTTGCTATAATGAATAACACCGAAGCTATTTCCGAAAACACAAATACTGTAGTAGCAGTATTGAAACTCAATACTCCTCTACCCCAATTGCTTCATCATATGTTATGGGCAATTGATGAGCTTGACGTCTATCATCAAGCTTTCAAAACTATTTTTCCTCGATCTTTATACAAATTCGTAAAAAAGACAGCGAAAATTGATAGAAACGTACTTAAAACTTTAATAAAAGATCACTCAATACGTGAATACGTATTGTCTTTCTTCAAAGATTTTAAACATAAAAAGACTATTCTCATTTACACACATGAATTATGTGATATTATATTATCTTCTAAGGATGCAAATCGCATATTACGAAGAATATACAAATCCATTGATCCCGTACAACACTCGACCGCACAAGAAGCAGAGGTTCTACCGGATTTAGATGAAGCCGTTCAGTTACAAGGTTTATCAGACTTTATATTTGGCGAGCGTACCATCGAAACAATGGAGGATATCACTTCAACTTTAAATGCTAAAGTGCCGGATGTTAACCAACAAATTTCTATGTTGGAAACATTAGCTAACGCTTCCGCGGGGGTGACAGGATCATTCGATAACTTGCAAAAAACTTTGAGCGAACTTATTGGATGCTTTCCTCAAGCCGCCCGAACCGCTGAAAGTGTTACTGATAAAGCAACCGATGCGGCAGATAAAGCAGCTCGAAGTGTTAATTCACTGAATGACTCTTTGAAATACTTATCGAAAATCGTTTCCTTAGCTGGTGTATCTTACGCAGCTTATAGATTGGCTTCGCAGCCGTCGATGAAAAACGTTACTATCACTTTAGCAAGTATAGCTTTAGCTATCTACACCATTGGTTGGGATAATATAAAGGAGTTCTTTTCAAATTTGGGATCCAACATTTTTGCTTTAGTAACTAAAGCTTTACTTAGCTTCTCTGGTGCTACACCAAAAGCTACAGAGCCTGAGTTGCAGAGCGATAATTTTGAATACGCTGGTTTATTTGGCAAGATATTTGACTCTTTACCTAAGGGTTCAATCTCTCGGTTATCAGCAATTATGAGGTTGTCGAAAGATTTGCCAGAATTTCTTGACTCCGCCTTTAATTTTATCAAAGTTCTCTTAGATAAAGCTACTGGTAATTACTTCGGGTTTGATACAGTTGAATCTATGTTCGACGCAACGGACAAATTGAATGCCGCTTATCGAACTGTTGTACAACAAGTTGAAACAAAACAATTTGCGATTACTTTCGAGAATGCCGTTAAAGTCGACTCGTTACTTGACGGGTACACTCAACTATTTATAAAACTTGATGCTAAAAGAAGAAATAACTTCTCTCGCATAGTTTCTGATAAGATTAGAGTCTTGACTAAGATCCAAACTCACTTAACACAATTCTTTTCAATTAATAAAGGTTTCAGGAAGGAACCAGTAACAATTTGTTTACAAGGTCCACCTGGTATTTATAAGTCTGAACTAACTGCTCAATTATGTGATATAGCTTTAGCTATTACAATTTCTAAGCAAGAAATAGATATGGCTCGAAGAGAGGATCTTGTCTACACCCGAAATTCATTAGATCCCTTCTGGTCTAACTTTCCTCCTACGGCTTTAATCACATTATTTGATGATTACGATCAAGCCAGAGATTCAGTAGGAGCTTCTTCAAGCTGTCATCTGGATCTTATAGCGTTCGTTAATACTGCGCCATTTGCTCCTCCGCAACCGGATGTTGAAAGCAAAGGGAAAACTTTTAATACTTGTCCTTGGGGATTCGGTAATACGAATCAAACGGAATTTAAACCGTATTCTCTACATCACAAAGAAGCTATCGATAGACGATGGGATCTTTTAGTCACTCCTATTCCGTTGGAGAGATATGCTGACAAGCAAGATCCCTCTAGGCTAGATGTTAGCACTATGCTAACTGATACCGAAGGCGTCTACGACATTTCTTTAGATAAATACATGTTTAAATGTATACCCAACGGACGGAAAGACGCTGCTTTTACTCTGAGCTATCCACAATTAGTGGAAGAAATGAAACGTCTGTACGCGCTAAAATCTGCTCGTTTCAAGGCGAATAGTTTAAGAAGACAAAAGTTGGCTAGTGCCATTTCAGAAACTATGAATCTTATTAACCAGAAGAAGGCCAAAGCCCAAGAAGAAATCCGACAAGAAAAACTGCGAGCAGCTGCTATGCAAGTTACTCCTGTCCAAGTTCAATCTTGCGCTGAAGACCAATTGGTACCCATGAAAGACATGAACTTCGCAGATGATGATGATATAGAAATTCCAGATTTGCAAACAGATTTTGACTTCTTTTTCCATGAACACTTTACTCACAAAATGGACGACACAGTTTTCGACAGTATGGAACCCCAATATGTTCCTTTAGGAATGATGTATCATAAAGTTCCCATAGCTCAAAAATTGACAGCGGCTTTAGAGCTTTTATCTCTTATGTTAATGATCAGAGGCGTAAATGAAGAAGGCCAAGAAGCGCTTCGTAACGCAGCAGACCCTGCTAAGCACATGCCGTGGCAATCTTATCAGTTTTTCCGAAATCATCTTGGAGATGCGGAGTTAACTCTTTATTTCGTACATTACTGTATTTGTACTATGGCATATGGTCGAATTAAAGATGAAGCAATCCCGTCGCTCTTCGAATCTTTGGATCCGTTCGTGTTTTTCATTCTTTTATGCAAAAAAGATGAAAGATACGGAGAGTGGCTTTTTAGAGGGTACAAGTTTTCTCAAGTCGAACTTAGTCAGGTTGACTGTCTAATTCGCATGGATAGACCGTTCCTAGATGCCGTTAAAGATATTAGCATGAACGCTGTTCAAAAAGCATTGCAATGGAGGTTATCCATAACTAATCCGTTTATAGCTTTCGTAGTGGACGTAGCGTTTTTCTATACAACGTTCTCCTTGATGTCAAGCGGCTTCAAAGCCGTTTTGAACTTAACATCAATGGGAATATCATTTATTGTTTCGAAATTCTACCCTTCTGAAGAAGAACAAAGTACACAGCCCCGACATAACAAGACTGTTACAGTCAAGGCCAGAGTTAATGCGTCCGCGAAAGTGCAACATCCTGTGGAATTACAAGCAGGCGATGGAACTGGTTTAGACTTAGCTAAGAAATTAAATAAGTCTAACGCTAATCATTTTACTATCTTAGATACTACTATAGACGCTACCAGCGCTGTTATGTTTGGAGATGTTTTATGGTTGGATTCGCAAACCTTTATATGTCCAGAACATTATCTAACAAGATTGAAAGATAAATCAGATGAGTATAAGATGAGACAAATGGTGTTAATTTTGACACCCGAAGGTGAATCGATATATGAAATATCAGTTCTAGACTTTATTGATAGATCTTTAGTGACTACTGAAGGTGATTCGCACCTCATGTGGCATCGTCTAAATGAACCTATTTCGCAACGCAAGAAAGATATTTCATCTTATTTTATCACCGACGCCGATTTGCATTCTTTATCTAATGACGATCTAGATATGATTATGAAGGTAAATTCCGATAAAGGAGTTTATCGAACATCTTCAGCGGAGATCAGTACATTTTACTCCAAACAGCTTAATTTACGTATAGCAAAATGCCTTAAGTATAAAATTGATACTGGAGAAGGCGATTGTGGAGTGCCTATTATGTTACGATGCCCCCGTTTAGGAAAACGTCGTATAGCCGGTATTCATGTAGCCGGAACATATAAAGGCTACCATGACCGAAATGCGTGGTGCACTATCCTAACTCAAGAAATGATTGCTGAAAACTACACGAGATTGTCGGCTTTTACCGATAGTATGTCGTGTAATGTGCAGGAGCAAGGAGCAGAATTTTCTTTCTGCCATTCTCCGTACAAAGTCAATAAAATCATTCCTTCAGTCTTAGCTAGTACTTCATTTCCAAAATCTACTAAGTTACCAGCTCTGTTACTACCAAAGAATGGACTAGATCCGTATGCTAAAGCAGTTGCTCATTATTCTGTTAAAAGAGAATTATCATATGATAAAGAAACCTATAAGCGAGCCACTGACGATCTTGTTAGTTACTTGTGCAGTTTTCCGTATAGTATGGATTATGAGCTCTTGACTATTGAACAAGCGTTATGGGGAGATCCTAATAATCCGTACTATAGCGCTATTCCGTCGTCTACAAGCGCAGGTTTTCCTTTCAAATATACTAATAAAAATTATAAAGCTCGACTTTTAGGACCAGATGCCTTGAGAAACGGTAATAATCCTTATTTTCCTGAGTTTAAACAGCGTATTTGGCATCTGATCACACAAGCCAATGCAGGCATTCGAGAAGAATACTACTATACCAATAATCTTAAACAAAGTTTAGTTTCCATAAAGAAACGCAATGAAGGCGAAACGAGATTATTCTCTGGTGCAGGCTTTGAACTAGTGGTTGTAACTAAAGTTCTTTGGGGACCCGCCGTTGAATTTGCAAGCATTAATTGTGTTGACAAAGGAATGGCTACTACAGTAAACGTATATTCGGAAGAGTGGAAGCATATAGCCATGAAGCTAGGTCAGTTTTCTCCTTCTTTACAGCAAGCAGAAGCTTTACCTATAGATTATTCTAAATTTGATGCTAGTCAGCAGCAAGAAATATTGCTTAATTCTCTAGATGTATGGAACCGTTGGTTTGCTTATCATGGGTTCACCAAATATGAAAAAGCCAGATCAACTATATTCTTAGAAGTTAGTAAATCCAAACATGTTGTATTTGCGCTCATTGAAGAATGGGAGCAAGGATTACCATCGGGATCTTACTTGACGTTGTTAGTAAACTCTACTACAAATCTAACTAACGTGCGATATTGCTATTATCAGTTAACTCCAGAGCGATATAACACTATACCTTTCCACAAGGTAGCATATGTTATTGTTCAAGGGGACGATTTAGCTTTATCGGTTGCAGATTCTATTAAGGAGTTTATGACGGCCGATGGGATTGAAAGCTCTATGTTATCCATGGGTTTCATTGTTACATCAGACGTTAAAAATGAGCCGATCAAGTTTAAGAAATTAACTGATATCACGTTTCTAAAACGTAGTTTCAGAATTGAAGGTGAAAATGTATTCGGAGCTCTTTCTATGGACACAATAATGAATACTCCTATGTGGAGTAAGAATGATGAGTACTACATGAAGATAACTAAAGATGCAATCAAATTCTTTTTCAGAGAAATTAGTTTGCATGACGCTGATACGTTTAACGAGAAAGCTACACTGATGCGTCAAGCTATCAGAGAAGCACGTATTCGTGGAGTCGACGGGCTTTTTAGTTCACAAGAGGAATGGAGAAGACAAGTTTACTTGTCGGAACCTTTCACTTTTGAGCTATAGCTCGGAACTCAATGCCTGTACCGTCTCACAGGCACAATAATAATGGTTGAGACACAACTAGAATGCATGGTTTACGGAGTAGTATTGGTTCAAATCGAAGTAAATAACAACATTACTAGCGCTTCATTCTTTAAAAATCTGTACATTTTTGTATTACTTCTCAGGATGGATTTAAAATATCCAGAGACCCTTCGTACGGTCCGGACAGATGAACCTCTTAAGGACTTAAATTATTGGTTCCCTGAAACAGAAACAATTATTACTGCTCAGAATACAGATTCAGAGCTCCTGCAGTCTACTAATTTTGTGGTATCACAAGATGAAGTAGTTTCTGCGATTCCAAACTCTATGGCCACTACTCCTTATGACACAGTAGATGATAAGATAACCGTAGAAATATCCCGCTATTTGGCTAAACCTATTCCTTTGAGAACGGGTTCTTTCACTGGTGGAGATACGTCTACAACTTTTCCTGCTGATCTCATTCCACGGGCGTTGTTAGCTAATCCCGTTTATGCAAACAAAGTTCGTGGTTACGCCGGTTTTAGAGCTACTACAGTTTTGACTCTTCAGGTCAATACTGAAAAGTTTCAACAAGGTAGGTACATATTATCCGCTGTTCCTTGCGGGGGAGTGTTAGCTGGGAATAAGTTAACAGACTCAGTCAATGCTCATACCGCGTCATTGGTTCAAAGGACCATGGTACCACGAGTAGAAATTGACTTATCAACTCAACGCGCAGCCGTGTTAAAATTACCATATTCTTCAGCCTTGAATTATTATTCGCTAGTCAATGTTATTCCTGAAGTATCTACATGGTATTCCGTCAGGATTTTTCCTTATAAAGAACTGGAAGCCGTTGCCGGATCACTTGATGCCAAATTCGTATTATGGGCACATTTCGAAGATGTGCAACTAATCGGACAGTCTATACCTATAGGCCTTCAGTCTGGTTATCAAACGAAGACCATTGCCAAACGAAGTGGTAAATCAGCTAGTGAGAAGGAAAAGACTCCTGACACATTAGGTCCTATTTCCGCAATATCTTCTAAAGTTTCTCAAGCAGCTAACATATTGACGGTTATCCCTCTTGTAGGATCTTACATGTCAGGCGTAAGCTGGGCTGCAGATATCGTAACATCTGTTGCTCAAATCTTCGGTTTCTCTGCTCCTTCGAATGTTGGAGCAGTTACAAGAGTGCATAATACAGTGTATGCGTATGCGGCAAACGTGGACAAATATGATCAGTCTTTGCCCTTAGGTTTTTCTACGAAAGCCGAGGTTGAGAAATTACCCAATTTATCTCCAGATGCTTTAGACGAAATGGCAATAGCTCATTTTGTCAGCCGTAGTGCTTGGTTTAGAACAGTGGACTGGTTAGACTCAGCTAATTATGATGATCTAATCACTCGTTTTAACGTAGGACTTTATCCTACTAATACTGTGCATACAGTAGCTTTACCGACTATCCTTAACTGTCCTAGTCCGATGCAGTTTATGGCGTTACATTTCTCTCGTTGGAGAGGGTCTATTTGGTTTCGAATAAAATTTGTCAAAACAGAGTTTCATACCGGTCGAATTGCTATTATATTCACACCTACTAACAATGCTTTGGTACCTGCGGCTTTAACATCGACAATTCAACCGTATGTATATAGAGATATAGTCGATATTACTGATTTAACAGAGTATGAATTTTGTATCCCCTATATCAGTCCTGATCAATACTTAACTACTGACGTCAACCATGCTCCCTTATACGGGGTGATTGAAGTTAGAGTAGTCGATCCATTGGTCCATCCATCTACAGTGTCACCTGCGTGTACTATGTTGCTAGAGTACTGGGGAGGAGAAGATATGGAATTTGCTGTCCCTCATTGCATCCCACATGAGTACTTGGATGAAATCCCAGTGCAATTGCAATCTGGATTAGGTCAAATGAAGTTACATCAAGCCAGCTTAGAACCGGCGATGTTGTGTGTAGGGGAACGTATAATGTCTCTCCGAGCTCTTTCTAGGAAGTTTTTTCCTGTTGCAAGAACATCAAATACTAACACGACTCCAGGAGCTACCGATCAGCAATATTTTTTGCCATACGCAGCTCCTCATGCGAAATTCGGAGGCATAGCGCCAGGTAATTATGCAGACTTCTACACAGATTTGTGTTCTATGTTCTGCTATTCACGTGGAGGAATAAGATTAAAAATTACTGAAGCCAATGGAGCTCCAATGCCCGCTGACGTATTTTTACGAACAGTCAATTGGATAGATTCAACTTTTGTAGAACGCTATTTAGCTGGAGGAGGTATGAATTCACTGAATAATACTCATTTAGCTCATTGTCTTGGTTACGCTATGTTTGGCGACACTAGTTCTCAATCTAGTTTAGAGGTATCTTCTCCTCAATATGGATTTAGACAAGCTAGGGTTAATCATACTGCGTCAGCTTCTGAAGCTTATAATTACCGATACTATTCTAGCAATCCGCAACTTAGTGAAAATCAGGTTGTGGTGGTTTGTTATAAAGCTGACACCAATTCAGCTGTTCCTGGTTTGAATGATTACGGTTTCAGATGGTATAGAGCTTGTGCTGATGACGGAGACTTTTCTACGTTTATCAGTATTCGACCTATGTACGTCTACAGCGCGATCTAAATGATGCCTGGCCGCCGGTTAGTACCGGGACGTAAGCCCATTCTTCGTGATAGTTAGAAATCACAAACGGTGACACCGTAAACAGTTAAACTCGTCTCTTTGAGGTTTGTTTCGAGTTACAGTTCCAACGCCCTCGTTCAAGCGCGGATCGTGACTGGGAAAC